CGCGGCGCATATTCATCACCTTGTCGGCGTAGGTTCCGGCATACTCGTCGCTGACGGTTCGCTTGGCGACGTCTCCGGCCACGGCGTAGAGCTTCCGCAGATAGTCCGCCCGCTCGTCATCGTCCAGGGCGAGGTATTCCTTGTCCGTCCCCACGCCGTTCAGCACCGAGCGCAGCGCGCTTCGGAAGGCCCGCTCATAAGTCTGTTGCTGGTAGGCGTCCAGCTTCAGCGTCTCGCTGTCGTCGCCGGAGCCGATGGTGATGCTTGTCGGAACGTCCGGGAGCGCCATGCTGCCGCCGTACTTCTGATACAGCCGCGCCAGCTCGTCCGCCGTCTCCTGTGGCACCACGCCGTCCATGCGCTGCTCCAGAGCGTCACGCATCCGCGTCGGCAGCAGCTTATCGTCGGTCTTCTCCAGTATGGCGCGGTCCGGCGTCTCGAAGAAGTCCCCGATCTGTGCATACAGCTCCGGCGCCGCGATCCGCAGCGCGCCGCCCAGATACTTCTCGACGTTCTGCACCGGCAGGCCCTTGACGTACATGGCGAGGTTTTCCGCAGCGTCCTTCAGCGCCCTGGCGTACTCCGCGCCGTGTGCCCGGTAATAGTCCGCCAGATCGCCGCCGTTGCGCAGGATGTTCACGCCGTTCTTCACGAAGTCCGTGGCCGCTCCACCGGCAGCGGAGAAGGCTTCAACGATGTCGTTCAGCTGCTCGCCGCCCGGTATCTCGATCCCGTACCACTTCTTGCCGTTGATCTTGTTGAAGATGAAGTCGCTCAGCTCCGAGCCGCCGATCACCATGCCGGCCAGGTCCTTGATGCTCCGCTCCGCCAGCTTTTTGCCGGCGCTCTCCGCGGTCAGCTCGTCGTCATCGTCCCTGTAGCCCTTCGCTCCGTTCTTCCAGAGCTGGTTCAGCAGCTCCACGCCCTCCAGGGCGGCCACGCTCCCCAGCGTCGCCGTGATGGCGTTGGCCGTCTTCCTGGCCGCCGCCTTCCGCTCCGCCGGATCTCCGCTCTCCTTGGCTGCCTGGAGCTCTCCAAACGCCTGCCGCAGCGTGTTGTACTGCTGCAAGGGCACGGTCTTGAACATCGTGAAGGCCCGCGTGATGCCGTTGCCGTCCTGCATGATCTTCGCCCGGTGCATGGTGTCATACATGGGCTGCGTAGTGCTGACGGCCTCGTTGAACATTTCCGCGACCTTCCGATAGTACGGGCTCTCTCCGGCGTCGATCTGCTCCTGCGTTCCCTTTTGAAGCTCCGGGAAGTGCTTGCTGACGTAGTTCTCCGCCCATGGCCAGATGCTCTGGACGGTCAGCCCGTCCATGGCCGTAATCGCGCCGCCGCCGAAGAGGAAGTTCAGCGCCTTGTTGCGCTGTACGATCCCCGGATTGTCCTTCAGCTGCGCCGTCTCCGGTGTTGCATAGCCCAGCTGCCGGTAGTCCAGCTCCGGCGTGTACTTGCCGATCAGCCCGCGGTCCACGCTCAGCAGCTGCTTCGGCTTCGGCAGGGTATCAAAGCCCAGAATCGCGCCGGCCTGCGGGAAGGAGGCCGCCTGCTTCAGCACGATGCCCGGATTTGCGCCGAAGACCGCCGTGATATACTTGCTTAGTAGCTGGTTGGTCAGCCCCTCCACGGCGCCTTCCTCGTTGTATCTGGTCGTCTGGAGGTTGGTCAGCAGGTCGTCGATGTAGCCGTTGGCGTCCGCGCCCTTCCACTTGTGGTCGATCTCGTCCCGCAGGCTGGTATCTTTCCCGCGCCAGTTCATCAAGGTCTCCACGTTGCGGATCGGGATGCTGTAGCCGACGAAGCGCGCCGTCTGATCTGTGTGCCGTGCAAAGGCGTCGAAGGCGCCGATGTTGTAGCTGGGGTTTTTGGAATACTGCCGCGCCTTCAGATGGCCGACGCCCTCCGCCGTGGTGTCCGTGATGCCCGCCTGGTGGCCGACATAGTTCTCATTGGTGAAGATCGGCGCATACTTGCCGCTCATGGCCCGGTCATACCCATACAGCACATTGGAGACGCGGTTGATCTCCTTTTTGCTGTATTCGTTGTAGTATTTGCTCAGCGCGTCCTTCAGCGCCTTCTCCTCCGGCGTCAGATCGCTGGAGATCTTCTTGGCCCACTCCGGTGACATTTTGATCGTTGTGCCGCTCCGGAAGGCGGCAGCCCGCTTTCCCTTGCTGTAAAGTTCCTTGTCCGGGAAAGTCCTCCCGCCCTCCATGTGGCGCAGGTTGTCATAGTTCTCCGCCTCCAGCGCCAGGTGTACCTTCTGGGCCGGCGTCATGTAGACCTTCACGGTGTCGCCATAGATGGGCTTGTCCCCCATGCGCAGCTCCACCAGCTCCGGGACCTCGTACTCGTACCAGATGGCGTCCTTGCCCTGGCCGTCCGCCCGGCGCACCCAGTCGGCGTTCTTCTCCGTGAACTCCGCCAGCGCCTTTGCCGCGTCCGTGACGTACTTCTTGAAGCCCCGCTCTCCTTCCTCCAGCTGCTTCCCGAAGGACGCGAAGGTGCTGCCCTTCTTCCAGCCCACCAGCCGGCGCAGGTAGTTGGCCGGCGTCAGCTGCTCCCGGTTGAACCACTTGGAAGCCTTCGTCTCGCCGTCCTTATTGCCCTTGACGGCCTTGAACTCGTCCACGCTGTCATGGTAGGCGTCGGCGAAGGTGCGGCCCAGCTCGTCGTTGATAACATTGTTGCGGTTGTAATACTCGGTACGCAGGCCGACGGCGGCTTTATAGAGGTCTTGCAGGGCATTGTAGTCCATGTCCCCAATCTTTTCCCCGTCCAGGCGCATCACGATGTCATCCAGCCGCTTGCTGGGCATGAAGTTCGGGTCGCTCTCCTTGGCCTTCTTGTATAGATCGGCCAGATCGCGCCAGGTCATTCCCGTGGCGTTGTCCGTGTGGAGGGCGTTGGCGGCGTTGACGGCGATGGTGTCGATGTTCCGCAGCACGTCGTCGAAGCGCGCCCGCATCTCGCTGTCGGTCCGGTTCCGGTTCTTGCTCAGCCACTGGAGCTGCTTCAGCGTCTTGTCCTGGAGCTCCCGCAGGGCCTTCCGCTCCATCTGGCGCTTTGCCAGGGCGGAGGCCGTCTTCTGGGCCTTCTGGATTTTGGCGTCTGCCGCGGCGCGCACCTCAGTCTCCGTCGCCGCGCTCTCCTTGAAAAGCTCCAGCGCTGCACGGAAGCCGCGCTCCATCTCGTCCATGCGCGCCTGCACGGCCTCGTCGCCGTACTCGCCCCGCAGCACGTCCTCCATCTCCGCTTGCGTCAGCGTCTGAGGGCCGCCGCGCTCCGCGAAGTCCACGATCTGCTCCAGCTGCTGCGCCGGGTGGGCCTCCGTGTCGAGCTGCCTGTAGATTTCGGCCAGCTCGCCCGCGTGAATGTCCACACCGCCGTCGTTGATGTCGTTTGTGAGGATCAGCCCCGCACGGCGCGCCCTGGACGCCAGGGCCTTCCAGTCCTCGCCGAACTCCGCCCGGACCTCCGGGGAGACGTAAATCTTCGAGCCCTTGACCGTCTCGCGGAAATTCCGGTAATATTCATCCGCCTGCTGGGTGTAGCTGCCCTTCTCGTAGAGCGCGTCGAACAGCCGCTCCGTCATTTCCGCCGGGATGTCCTGGCCGTTCTGAATCTTATCGGCGATCACGTCCACGATCTCGTTGACGCGGGCCTTGCTGCCCTCCTGGATGGAGAACACCTGCTGGATGCGCGTTTTCAGCGCTGCGCGGGATTTCGGCGCCTTCGGCGGTGCGGTCCGCTCCATCTGCTTGCCCTCCCGCTCGGCGCGTGCTGCTGCCTCCTCGGCTTCCTCCTCGGCTCTGGCCCGGCGGTATTCCTCCGCCTCGGCCTCCCGGCGGGCCTGTTCCTCTTCCAGTGATTCCTCGCGCCGCAGCTCTTCGAGCTCCGCCAGGTCCTTCTCCCGCTGCGTGTCGTTCCTGTTGGCCCACTCCTCCGGCGTCGGCAGCGTCCGTACCTCTGCGGCCTGGCTGCCGGCCTGCTCCGTCTGCACGGCAGGCAAGGACAGGTCCCGCTCCACCATTTCCGCCTGCTCCTGCACCGGGACGGCAGGCAGCTCCAGCCCGGTCTTGACTTCCTGCGCCGATTGTGGTACTGTATCAGTAGAAACTTCTGCGGCTCCGGTGACCCCGTCTTGTGCGGTGACCCCGGTCTTGATGTCCGCAGGAGTTTCTATTTTATAAATCAGATTTCCGTCCTCGTCTATGACTTCATGCAGATAAAAGCGGTTATTCTGATCACTCAGTACGACGGCGGCAAGATAACGTTTTTTCCCTGCCATGTCGATCGGCGCCGCAAAAACATAGGAATCATACCCGCGCCCCTTCCAGTTCGTCTGGAAGTCGATCTGCTTTCCCTGCTCGATAACGCTCGGAACCGCGGCAAACGTCGCCGCCTTTGCTCTCCCAATTCCATGTGCAATATCGCTTTTCACGCCGCGGGTGTCGATGATGACGTCTCCGAGCCCGCTCCTGTGGACGAGATTGCCCAGTTTTTTGAAGAAAGCACCGACCTGATCAGTGAGTTTTCCTCCTGCTTTCTGAAACTCCGTTCCTGTCAGCGTTGCTACTGTCGGCTCTCCTTCGAGCTCAGTCCTGCTGTTCTGCAGCTTTTGGATCAATTCCTTTGCGTCCGCTTTGCTGACATTTTTGTCTGCCTCCTGCATTTCTAAGCTCTCCGCCGTCCCGTTCCGGGCGGCATTTTGATTCCCTGCCGATTCTCCCGGCGCCGGCAGCGCCAGATCCTCCGCCGTCCCATCCGGGGCGGCGTTTTCATTTTGGGACAGGCTCTCCGGCGTCGGCAGTTTCAGCTTTTCCGTCCGCTCCTCGATCTCCAGCCGCTCGCCCATTTCCTTGGCGACCTGTCGGGCCAGCCGGCGCGGCCCCGCGGCCTTGATCGCCTCCACCGGCCCGCTCATGGCAACGCTGGTGAGCGCGCCGATCAGTGCGCTGTACCAGGCGTCCTTGTGGACCTGCCGCAGCGTGCGCTCGTCGCTACCGACCAGCCACTGATTGAGGCCCCAATCCGCAAACTCGGAGATGAACTCCTCGGCGCCTTCACCCAGGGCGTCCACCAGGAAGAGAATCGCCCGCTGCGCCGCCTCGCTGCCGATCTGCCGCTTGACGATGTTCTCTATGCCTTTGTCCAGCGATCCGATATTGAGGCCGGGAATACCGCCGAACATTTTCTCCGTCAGAACCTCCACCGCGGCCACGGCGCCGCCGTAGATTACGGCCAGCTCGTCCTTCGCTCCGGCTTTCAGCGCCTCCTCCGTCGCATTTCCCGCCGCCTGCGCGGCCATGATCCAGAGGCCGGAGCCCGGCACGGCGATGTTGGAGAGTATCGACGGCACCATGCCGCCGACGCCGTTGGCCGTCTGCGCGAAAGCTCGCGTGACCTTCCCGGACGCCGCGGAATGTTCCGCCGCTGTCTGCGCAAAGTCCTGCACCCACTTTCCGGCCTTGCTGATTCCGGTCAGGCCCAGCGTGTCCGCCGTCTGCTCGATGCTCTGGAGCCCGCGCTGCTGCATATCCTCCAGCAGCTTCCCGCTGCTGTCCGCGATCTTCTGCTGCCCCGGCAGGCCGGACATGACGCTCTGCTGCTCCATGAGCTGCCCGCGGGTCATTTCCTGTCCGGCATAGTTCAGCGCGTTCCCGATGCCGCGCACGGCGCTGAGCGCGCCGGCGCCCAGATTCTCCGCCACCGTCTGCGCATCCTCGGCCAGCCCGTAGCGTCCGCCCATCTCGTGCAGCTTCCGGTTTTCCTCCTCGCGCCGCTCCCACGCCGCGTCGGCCTGCTTCTGCTGCTCCTCGGCAGCCGCCGCTGTCACCGGATGCAGATACATGTCGGAAGTCGGCTGAAGGGCAGCCGCAAGCCGCTCCGCCTCCTTGACCTTCTCGCGCTGCTTCTCGGTCTCGCTCTTCGACGCCTCGGCCTGCTTTGCCCGCTCCTCGGCCCTGGCCCCTGCCTCGTCAGCCCGCTTCTGCTGCTCCTCGGCTGCCGCCGCCGTCACTGGATGCAGGTACATATCCGAGGTGGGCTGGACAGCCCTGGCGTATGCCGCGGCCTCCCGCTGCTCTTTCCGCAGTTCCTCCTCGGTCTTCCTCCCGCGCCCGCCGCCGCCCGGCGTTCCGGGCGCCACGGTGCCTTTTCCGGTGCCGACGGTCTGTGTCGGCGTAGTCGCCGCCGGCATCCAGGGATTGGCCGCCTTGACCTCTCCGACGATCCTGTTGGCCCATTCCTCCGGCGTCGGCAGGGCGAGAGAGCCCGCGCTTTTGGCAGCCGGTGTGCCCGTGCTGCCATAGCGCCCCGCCGTCGGCGTATAGACCGGCGGCAGCGCCAGCGCGTCATAGTCCGAAGCAGACGCCGCTCCCGGCGTCTGCTCGTCTTCTTCTTTCAGTTTGCTGTTGACCAGGGCATAGAAGGACGCAGCGCCGCCGCTCTGGGCGGGCTGCTCGTCCTCCTTCAGCTTCTTGTTGACAAGATCATAGAAATCATTTGCTCCTGCCATAGTTCACCTCGTCATTTCTTCCCTTTGAGGATGTCTGCCACGACTGCCGCCGCTACATCCGCGTCGATCATGCCCTTGTTGACATAGTTATAGGCGTATTCTCTGGCCGCCGTTGCCGGATCGACCACGCCCGCTACGGCGTTCATGTAGTTTTCGATCCCCTCCGCGAGCTGGACGGTTGACATCGTTCCGCCTGCACCTTCGTCTTTTTGACTGGTCGGATCGCCCTGCGGCGTGTAATAATAAGCCGGCTGCTGCGCCGCCGCGGGCTGCTCGTATGGCACGCCGTAATAGTACTCGTAGGCGGAGAGCACATTGGGTGCGAGGTTCCCGTTTTTGATCGCCTCATTCACCTGTGCCGCTGTCAGCACCGGCTTCGCGGACGTTGCCGCCGTCTTCTCCTCGGCGCGCTTCACAGCGTCGGCGACGGCGTACAAATAGGCGCCGTCATAGCCAGAGAGTGCCAGCAGGTCCTGCGAGATCGCGTCGGGCGAGCCTCCGGCGGCGAGATAGTTGTCGATCTGCGCCTTCGCATCGCTGCGGGCCGCGGCCTCGTCCTCCCGGCGGTATCTCTCCTGAAGGTTCTGCTGCTCGATCATGGCCGCCCGGACGGCAGCCGCCCGCGTGTATGCCAGGTCTTCGGCCTCGCGCTGCGCCTGGATTTGTGCGATCCCCAGCTCCCGCTCGTTCTCCAGGCCGCCTGCTTCAATGTCCCGGATGCCAGTCAGGCGCTGCCGCTCGTTCTCGGCCAGGTTGGCGCCGTAGCCCGTCTCCAGCCCCAGCATACTGCTTTCACGCAGCCCGCCGGTGTAGCCCTGCGCCGCCAGCCTCTGCGGAAGATCGCGCCGGGCCATCATGTAGTCCACATACAGCTGCCGGTTGAGGTCCCGGAACTGCGCGTTCAGTGCGTCGATCTGCCGCTGGATGTTTGCCCGTGCCTGCTCCAGCTGCAAAGCGTAGGCGCTCTCGTTGTCCGCCTTGGCCTGCTCCAGCAGCCTGTCCACCTCGGCCAGCTGCTGTTCAAGTGCCTGGATTTGCGCGTTGCCGGCGGCCTGGTATTCCGTCTGCCGCTGCTGGATCGCTTCGAGCTGCTTAGCCTGTTCAGCGAGCTTTTGCTGCTGCTGCGTGTCGATTCCCGCGCTGGACTGCTGCCCCGCGCCGGACTGCTGCCCCGCGCCGGTTTTGATGCCGGACCCTGGAGCGACGGTGGCGCCGGGGATGGATACCACTCTCCCGTTTTCGTCGTATCTCGCGCCCAGCTTTGCCAGGATGTCCGCGCCGTCTTCCCCGGCTGCCAGCGCGTCGGAATACTGATTGATAAGGAAAGCCCGGTCAATGTTGAGATCGTCGCCTGCCGCGATCTTCACAATGCCGTTTCCGTCAAAAGCATATCCAGCGCCCTGCAAGGCAGCCAGAGCCGCCTCCGACGTGATCTTGTCGTATGCCGTATCGTAATACGCAGAATGATATACGCCTGCGCTGTCGATATAGCCCAGCGAGTTGTGCTTGCTGTCGTAGATAATGTATTGCCCTTTGTCCGGATTTGCGGCGATATAGTTCACTTTGCCCGTGTCCGGGTTGGTGAACTGGATCTCCCTTCCGTTGGAGACGCCGGTCATATAGTCGTAATGATCCTCCTCCAGCGGAGAAGACACCAGGGTGGTGACGTTTCCGTTGCCCTTATACCAGACGCGCCCGCTGCTGTCCTTCACATACGACCCCACGGGGACCTCCTGCGTCCCGGCGGCGTCGGTGTAGGTCTTGCCGTTGATGATGTAGCCCGTTTTCTCGTTGCCGCGAGAATCGTAATACACAGTCTGATACGGCGAGCTCCCGCCGGAAGCCGCCGCGGCGGACGGCGCGACAGACGACGGCGCTGCGTTCTGTTTCGCCAGGTATTCCGAATAAAGCATCCCGCTCCCGTCCGGCATTTTGATATACTGCGCGCCGCCGGCGTTGACGATGCTGCCGGCGCCGACAGGCGTGGTCCCGGCAGCGTCCTGATAGGTGCGCCCGTCGATGATGTAGCCCTCGCGCTTCTCGCCGCTTGCGTCGATGTAGGTGGTCTTCGATGCCGCCGGCTGTGCCGCCGCAGGCTGTGCCGCCGGCTGCGTTGCGCGGTTGTCGATTCTTCCGTTGTTCCAGCCTTGCGCGTCCGAATTGACGACCCCATGCTGCGCGGGCGTCGACGACGGGTTGACCTTATTCGTCCTATTCGCCAGGTTCGCCGTGACGTTGTTCACGACAGACGCAACAGCCGCCGGCGCCGCCGATGCACTGCCCGACAGGACGCTGTTCACGACAGACGCGGCGGGCGACGATGCCGGCTGCGATGCCGCGGGCCGCGACGCTGCCTGGTGCGTCTGAATGTAATCCCTGTAAACGCTCTTGCCTGCCATGTTTCTGCCCTCCTTACTCGTCGGCCTGGTGGCCGGCGTCCGTGCGTTCCTGTCCTGCCCCCGGCAGCTCCTGCGGCTTCTCCGCTTCCACCGTCTGCGCCTCCCCGGTTTTCTCTGCGCTCTTTTTGAGCTTTTTCACTATCGCAACCAAAAATCCCGGAAGGGGTACGCCGATCTCGCTTAGATTCTCCAAAATACTGATACATTCATTGAGGATCAGCCAGACCGTCACAAGCAGCCCAAATATATGAAAGTTCCCCAGATCCATTCCTGTGCCGACGGCGGCGGTGTGGATGATGTAGTCGACCACAATCGCCACCCCCACCGCGAAGAGGTAGCCGATCTTCTTGATAATCCCCAGGACGCCGGTGCGCGAGCTGAGCGTCCCGGCCATCCACGCGGCGCCGATGCCTGTGAAATAGTCCGCCAGCATCACCGCGGCCAGCACGATCAGCGGCCCCAGCAGCATGTGAAAATACGCGGCGGCGCCGGCGAAGATCAGCGTGACCGCTCCCTTGATTGCAAAGTCTTTCATTTTGCCCTCCTTTTTTATTCCAGCAGTCCGCTGGTCGTTTTGTTGTCTTCCGGCGTCGTGACGCTGTGATAGCGCCAGAGCGCCAGCGCGATGGACTTGTCCGTCTCTGTGCTCCCGGTGACGATCCCCAGGTCCTGCGCCCATTTCAGCGCGTCCTGGGCCGGGTCTGTCGGCTTCTGCGGCTGCTGCGCATACTCCCACGTCATGCTGCCGTCGTCCTCCGCGTAGCTGTTCAGATGATTCAGCCCGGCCTGTCGGATGATCTTCGGAAAGTCCCGGTAGCTCTCGTTGGTGTCCACGCTGCCGGCGATGCCTGGGACGGTGCTCAGCCCCCATTGCCAGATGTCGCAGCGCCTGGGCGGATCGGAGAGATCGGCGCCGCCCGACAGCTTCCAGGCGGCCAGCCAGAGGCCGAACCGCTCCGTCAGCTTCTCGTCATACAGGCGGTTGAGGTAGTCCGGGTTTGCGTAGTTCAGCGCCCAGTAGCCGCCGCGCTCGATCTCCTCGCAGAAGGCTGTCACGAAGCTGGATGCCAGCTCCTTTGTGATCTCCACGCCCTGCGCTTTTGCGTTGTCGACACTGGCATACTCGAAGTCGTAGCACAGCGGCAGCTCCATCCGGTACGGCTTCACCGCCGCCAGCAGGTGCCGCGCCTCCGCTTTGGCCTCCTCGGCATTCTTGGCGTAGCTGAACCAATACGCGCCGCAGGGGATGCCCAGCCGATTGCACTCCGCGGCGTTCCTGGCGAACTGCTCGTCCGGTTTGCCCTTCCCGTAGCCTGCGCGCAGGATCGCGCCGGCGATGTTGCCCTTGACCTTTTCCCAGTCGATTTTGCCCTGCCAGGTTGAAACGTCGATGTACTTCATTTTTTCAGTGCCTCCCTTGTCAGCGGGCCGCAGCAGCCGTCCGGCGTGAGGCCCTTGCTTCTCTGGTATTCCTTCAGCACCCGGACGCTGCCGCCGAAGAAGAGGCCGTCTACGTCGCAGGTGAAGCCGCGGAAGGTCAGCATCCACTGGACCCATTTTGCGCCCTCGCCGATGCTCCACATTCCGACGTTGCGCGTCGGCTCCGCGTAGGGGCAGACCGCCTGCTCCTTGCCCTCCCGGAAGAAGGCCAGCGCGTTGTATGGGATGCGGGGCGAGCTGTAGATCGGCTGGCCATTATAGTGCAGATGCCGGCTCCCGCCGCCGTCCAGGTTGACCAGCGTGACGATGCCCTTGGCGATGGCGTGCTTTGCGAATCCCTCGATGTCCACGCCGTCGTCTGTGACGATCATGGTCTTGTTGTCCTTCGTCTGGCCGATCCCGATGCGGCAATTCTTCGACCAGAACACATACTGATCCTGCCACGCCGGCGGATTGAAACAGCCGCGCAGCACGGGGCAGTTGTACCCGGCGACAAAGAACTGCCAGGCGTCCTCATACGGCCCGCCGAAGCGCAGCTTCCCGTCCCGGATGCCCACGCCCGGATTATTCCCTTCGTTCCGCACGAGCCGGCCTTCCTCGAAGGTGGTGCCCACGGGCGGCCCGGCGGGGCGTCTATAAAACTGGATGCCTCCGTCGTACAGGCTGGCATTGCAGACCGCGAAGGGCCGGTGCTGCGCCGCCCATACGCTCAGCGTGCTGTCGGGCTTGATGTATTCCGCCCGGCAGCCGGTAACGTCGTACAGGTTCATTCTGCTGCCTCCATTTCTCTGAGCTCTATCACTTCCAGCAGGCGCCGAATCAGATCAAGCGCCTCCGGTACGGTCAAGCAGGCAAGCTCTTCATCCGTCATACGGTTCCCCTGTGATCTCCTCGAACTCCTCCGGCGCGATGCCCTTGCCGGGCTTCCGCTCGTTCAGCTCGACGTAGCCGCGCAGCGTCTCCTCCGTGATGTAGCCGAGCTCCCACTTCTTTTTGAGCGTTTCATACTTCGGGCTGTGTTCCATTTCCTCGTCCTCCTTTACAGACTATCAACGGCGAGCTGAAGCTCCGAGAGCGCCTGCTGCACGCCCTGGATGGCAGGGGAGAGCATCATGCTGTACTCGTCCTTCGTGTACTCCCGCTCTTCATAGACCCATTCCAGTCGCTCCGTCCCGTCCATGTCCGTGACGGTCTCCTGCCGGATGTTCTTGCGCTCATAGACCACGAAGCTGCTGCTGGTCCTGTCCAGCGTCGCCGGCTCCCGGTCCCCGTGTACGGTTTTCCATACTGTCATTTTTCTTTTCTCCTTTCAAAGCCTTCTTTGCGATTGCTGAAATTCTGCGCTTGCAGTATTGGACGCTGACCTTTGGCTTGATCCAGCGGAGATAATAGCCGTATGTGTCGGTATGCGTGAAATACCCCATATAGCTGATGATTGCCCCAGCGTCCTTCCTGGTTGTTTGTCGCTTCCGCTTCATACGGTTTGCCTTGGCTCTCGCTCTTTTCAGGATGGATTTTCGCAGCGTCACGCGGTCCCTGTGGACCACGAAGCCCACGGCGTTGATCGCCCGCCCGGTCACGCACCCGGTTTTTCGGCTCACTCCTTCAAAGCGAAACACCTGCCAATCGTCTTTGATATGCAGGTGCAGCTTTTCGCTCAGGTAAGCCTCGATCTCCCGCACCATTCCGTGAAGCCGCTTCTTGTTCGTGGAAAACAGCCACATGTTGTCCACGAGACGGATATAGTGATCCGGTTTCAACGTCTGGACAACGAAGTAATCAAAGGCCATCAGATAGAAATGCGAGAGCCACGGACTGGTATAAAAGCCTTTTGGCAGCCCCGGCGCTCCTGTGTCGATCACGAGGAACAGGATGCGCAAATATCTCTTGTCCCGTATAAGCCGCACCAGCATTTCCTCCAGGATTGCCGTGTCGATGGTGTCATAGAATTTTCGGATGTCCAGCTCTGCCACATAGAACTTTTTGCCCTTGTACCCGTCCCGCCAGCGCCGGATTGTCTTCATGACGAAGTGCGGGCCACGATCCGGCAGTGATCCGCAGGCATAGCGATATAGCTTCTGAAACACGATTTTGCGAAATTGCCGCATGAGCATGTGGTGGACGATCTGCTCGTCGTCCCATCGTGGCTTCTGGATTTCCCGCGTTTTCTTGTGGCTGCCCTCCTTCAGCGTGTGGGTCGGATGTTTCGGTGGCCTCCAGGTCCCGTGGACCAGCCTGGCGGTCACAGCCTTCGCTTTCTTCTTTCTCCTGGCGTCGGTGATCGTCCGCGCCACCACAGGGCGGCCCCGTTTTCTCTTGGCCGCCTCGATGATGGCCGCCTCTGCCTCGGTCTGCTCGATCATTGCGTCGAAAAGTCCGTTGTAGCTTTTCATTTTGAGGTGTTCCTTTCTTATCCCCTCAGCGGCGTTGGGAGGTGCGATCCTGCGCGCCTCTTACCAGCCGCCCCTCTTATCGGGTTAATTTTCAGCATGCGCTGCGGAAATATGATCGCATTGTTGTATAGTGACCCGCCTGCGCGGGGCTACACGCAAAACCGTGAAAGGACAAGATAGCGAGGCCCCGATGTTCCACCTCGCATTCGACGCCGCGTTGTTGCAGTTCAGATAGCGGGCGCCGCACTTGGCGCCGTTGTTGCAGTTGCCGCCAACGATGGGCACGGCTGACGGATGCACGGAGGCCCCCAGGAGCGCGAAACATATTCCCGAAATGATGGATTGAATACAGCCGGGGGATTATCCCCCGGACCCCCTGTTAAGAGGGATTTTTCAAAGAAAGCGAGGCCCCGAAGTTCCACCACGCATCCGACGCCGCGGTGTTGCAGTACAGATAGCGGGCGCCGCACCAGGCGCCGTGGTTGCAGGCGCCGCCAACGCCGGGCACGGCAGTGATGCTGGTGTTGATCCAGAAATAATCGCACTCATACGTCGAGTCGCTGCCGCCGGTGGCCGTCGGGAATGTGCCGAGCCTGCCGCTGTACTCGCGGACCTGGTAGCCTTCGCCGGCCAGGATCGCGCCCACGGTGGCGTAGCCGTTCCCGGTGAAGTTGTAGGCGTTGCCCTTGCTGTTCATCTGCGCCTTGACCATGCCGCTGACGACCACCATGCCCACAATGCGGTCCCATCTGTCGCCCCACCAGTTCTCCAGGTGGAACACCTTGACCGCGTGCGAGGTGTCGCTGTAGCCGAAGAACTGGCCCGCGGCATTCAGAGAGCCCGTGGTCATAAGGTCCGACGCGCTGGAGCCGCCGGTGGTGTGCCCCTGGCCGTACACCGCCTGCGTGTTTGTGCTCTTGCCCATGAGGATCAGCAGGTCGGCGATCAGGTTCCAGACGCCCCACTCTTTGATTGTCCAGGCGCTGCCGTTGTTCTGCGCGTAGGTCAGCTCCTCGGATGCCTGCTTGCTGTTCATCGGCGCCTGGCCTGAGAGGGAGCGCAGCTTGTTGTTGCTGTCCAGGCTGCCCTTGAACATGGCGACATACTTGAACGGCTGCACAATGCCGTTTTCGTCCGTGTGGACGTCGGCGCAGTAGCTGTCGTCGTAGGGCTCCTCGCAGCATACGAAATAGTAATAATCGCCGTCAGTCCAGCGCTTATAATAGACGCAGGGGATGGCGCTCATTGCGTTGCCGTCGTAGGACGTGTTCGCCACGTCGCTGTTGGTGGTGCCGTCGGACTTCTTTGCGTAGTTGTTCGGATCCAGCTGATAGTCCACGGCGCCGTTGGATTTCACCATGCAGGGGTAATTGTTCTTGACGAACCAGATGTTCGCCCAGCTCCCGTAATTGAAGGCGCTGCCGAAGTTCATAAAGGCCGGCGTCATCCCCACGGCGTCGTAGAGATACTCCACGCGGTTCGCGGGGCTGCTCTCGCTCATTTTCACCCGGAAGCCGTACCGCTTGGGCTGCTGGCCCCGCAGTTCTGCCAGGATCGTGTCGGTGTTGTTCTTGGCCGCCGTGGCCTTGGTGTTCGTGTCCTCCACCGTCGCCTTCGCGCTGGTGATTTTGGTGTTGCTGTCTTCGACGGTCCCCTTGATGGAGAGCTGGGTCGTTTCGGTTGCTACATAAGATTTTCCCATGATGATCGTTTCCTTTCTTTATTCGTCCGGCGTCACGATGTAGAGGCCGCCGGCGTCCACGCCGATTGTGAAGGCGACGTTGCTGCCGCTGTCCTCGGCTGCCGCGCCCACCATGTCCGGCGTGTAGTCCCCTGTCTGCGGCACGACGACGCCGGCGCGTCCGTTGAAGGACGTGACGCCGCCGCCCGCGGCCTGCGCGGCCACTTCGGCCCAATACTTCGCGTTGTTGTGGTAGGTCGGGTCCTCGCCGCCCACGTCCTCGCCGCCCCGCTGGCCGACGGCCCAGGCTTCTGCGTCCTCGGCGCTGTCTTCTGCAGCGTCCTTCGCGTTGCCGGCGTCCGTAGCGTCTCCCGCAGCTGCTGCCGCGCTGTCCCTCGCGTCGTCGGCGTAATACTTCGCGTTGTTGTGGTAGGCCGGGTCCGCGACGCCCACGTCCTCGCCGCCTCGCTGGCCGACGGCCCAGGCTTCCGCGTCCTTCGCGCTGCCGTCCGCCGCCGTTGCGCTGCTGCTGGCCGCGTTTTTGAAGCCCTTGGCCGCTTCTTCGTCCTGATGGGCCGCCGACGCGCTGGCCGCAGCCGCGTCCACCATATCGTCCAGCGCCGTGACAAGCGCGGAGCTGAGCATGGTGTCCGTGATGCTGCCCGCCTTGATCGTGGCCGTGACCTTGTGGCTGTTGACGGTGAATTCGATCTGCGCGCTGTCCTCGAACTCCAGCTCCGTGATGAAGGCGCTCAGCGAGACGGACTGCGTGGAGCCGTCCGCCAACGTCAGTACCAGGCTCTGCGTGTCCGGGTCATACGCCCAGTTTGTCGCCACCTTCTCCAGCGCGGTGTCGATGGTCTTTGTGGCGCCGTCCTCCCGCGTGAAGGTGAAGATGCCGGTGTCGCCGTCGAAGCCGACGTTCTTGAAATGCAGGTCCGTGACGCTCTTGTCGCTCTTCAGCGCCAGCGCCGTCGTCGTGGCCGTGTCCCCGGCCTTCGTGTCCAGGATCGCCTTCAGGCTGCTGAGCACCGTCTGGATGTCGTCGCCGGTGACGCCCGTGATGGCGACCACGCCGATCTCCCCGGCGCCTGCTGTGCTGACAAGCAGGTCGATCACGCTGTTGATGTTGCCCTTCAGCCCTTCCCGGATCAGCCGGTCAAAGACCTTTTTGTTGTCCTCCGCGTTGCCGACCAGCTTGTTCGGCGCCGCCACGACGCCCTTCGACGCGATCAGCGCATCCGTTACTTTGTAGTCACTCAGGGCCATTGTCTGTTTCCTCCTTTGGCTCTTCCTTTTTGCTCTGCCGGCACTTGCCGTTCCGGCATACCCAGACCGGCGCGCCGTCCTTGATCCGCTCCAGGCGCATCTCTATCCCGCAGACCGGGCATTTCATACCAGCACCCCCTCCGGCAACGCCGTCACGTCCGCGTCCGTCGGCAGGCCGTAGCCGCCCGCAGCCGGCTGTCCCGGATTTGCCGCACCTGGCGCCGTCCCGGCCCCCGGCAGCTGCATCGCCGGCTGCTCGAACTTCCTGCGCCAGCTGTCGATGATCTTGTCCTTGTCCGGAATGTCCAGGATGTCGAGCTGTGCCGCGTACAGCTGCCAGTTGTCCGCCGTGATGCTCGCCTGCGTCAGCGCCCCCAGCGCCTGTAGCGTGGCGATCTTGCCCCGCTGCGCGCCGTCGCCCGCCGTGACGGTGACGTCCACCTTGGGGAAGTACTCCCACTCGTCCCGGACGAGCTGCTTTGTGATCGCGTCATATACCGGCGGCTGCATCATGGCAAAGTTGTCGGCATTGAAGACGACGCTCTCCGCCTTCGGCCTGCCGCGCTCCTTGTTCGCGCCCAGAAACAGCAGCCGGTCATCGTCGAAGTATTCCAGCGCCAGCCAGTCCAGCAGCTGATAAAGCCGCTCGAAGCCGGCCCGGCGGTCCGCCTTCTTGATGTCTGCCTGCTGGTTGCTGTCCTCGCGCAGCATGGCGAGGCCCGCGGCCGTCGTCTGCCGCGCCGTCTCCTTGCCCTGAGCGCTGTCCCAGTTGCGGTTGGCCGCCTCGATCCGCTCCTTCAGATAGTTCAGCAGAATGGTGGCGTTGCCGGCAGTGTGAAGGCCGCCCAGCCGGGCGACGCCGTTCATGCGGTTCTGCTTCACCATCCAGACGGCGCCCGGCGCGTTGGTCATCTCGCTGCCGTCCGCCATGGCGCCCTCCTCGGCGAGAATGATGTCATTCGCCATGAAGGCGTCGTTCAGCAGCGTGTCGCTCAGCTTTCGGTCCTCCGCGTCCACCAGGTCCAAAATTGGAAAGAGTTCGCTCTTGTTCCAGATGCTGTTCTCGTCCCGGATGCGCCAATAGTGGACGAAGGGGAAGAGCTTGCACTGTTTTCCGGTCCGCTTCCAGTATTCCGGGATCAGCTTCAGCTCGATGTCCCCGCACTGGATGGAGCAGGCGACGTCCCCGGCGTGGACCTTGACCTTCTTGCCGTCCGTCGTCTCCGTCTCGCCGTCCGTCGGCCACCGGAACCAGAACTCCAGCACCTGCACGGTGTCCGCCGCGTCGTCGATGGCTGTTGACAGGTCGAAGACGCTGCTGCGCGGCACATAGCTCGCGCCGTCCACCTCGTCGGCGCCTTTGCCCAGCTTCTTCAGGCGTTCCCCGTAGAGCTGCCAGAAGCGGACCTTGTGCATCGTGTAGACGTAGCCCAGATATTGGCCGTCCTGGATGCTGCCGCCTCGGATGCTGGGGTCGGGGAAGATGGCCTCCGGGCTGACGTCCGCGATCCGGATGTCGCCCTCGTGGATCCCGCATCGCATTTCGTTGTCCCAGTATGCCTTCCAGAAGGCGTCGCCCAGCTTCAGCAGCCGGCGCTCGTTGGCCGTGTTCATGTGGTCCAGGTCGTTGTTTTCGCAGATGTACTTGACTGCCAGCTCCCGCTGCTTTGCCTTCTCGCTGTCCTGGTCGTCGTCCCGGCCCCGGAACTCAGGCACCGGCACAACAGGGTCGATCTGGCTCTCCACCATGATCCACGGGTCCGGGCAGACTGCTGGCGTCCACGGCAGGTCGTGCTCGTCGCAGAAGTCCTTGACCTCCGCGCTGACGTCATGGATGAAGTTGTAATAGTCGTTGTATTTTTCCCATTCGGCCTCCCGGATCGTCCGCGCCGCCTTCGCTTTGTCGAAGAGCTGCGGGACCGTCTCAGTGCGCGCCTCCGGCGTGCTGTAGTCGTAGCCGGAGATCAGCGTCTTGTTGTTTTTCTTCATGTCTTCACCTCTTTGCGAAGTTGCCGCGGACGAAGTGTTTCGTGATGCCGAAGACGCCGAAGCCCTCGCCCGGCACGCTGTTCCGGATCAGAATTTGCAGCCGCTTGTACTTCTTGACCTTCGTGTTGAAGAAGATTTCACGCGGCGCGTCGTTGCTATCGAAGGAAAAGCGGGAAAAGTCGATGTCTTCCCAGTCGAAGATGTCGATGGTGTCCGCGTTGGCCTGCCAGTCCGCTGCGTCCCGGTCCGTCCGCAGGCATACGCGGGCGCTGCTTCGCTGGTATGGCTTCAGCGTGACGGCGCAGCCGCGTTTTATCATGGTTTTCAGCACCGTCGCCGCGTCGTCGTCGTCCATCTTCGTCGCCCATACGGCGTCGATTCCTTCCCCGTCATCGGAAAACCGGGCGATGCTGCTGTTGTCCGTGTTGAAGCGGCACACCCTGCCGTCCTCCGTGCCGAAGTACAGCGTCTCGTCCGCTCCGCTCTTCAGATTGAGCCAGCACCGGGCCGGAACGTGCTCCCAGTAATAGCACTCGTAGACGTAGTCGCCCAGGCTCTCGCTGCGGTATGTCTTGTTTTGCCGCCCGTCCAGGATGTAGACGTGTCCGTTGGGGAAGGCCAGGAGATACATGCCCTGGTAGCCGACGGCCTCGGCGTCGCTCAGCGATTCGCCTGTCAGCCTTGCGTTGATGTAGTAGCTGCGGTTCTGGCCCACCTTGTCGCCGGTCAGGTAGTTCGTTGTGACGGCGTAAACGCCCGTCCCGGCCAGAAACATCGGCTCGTCCAGCAGGGAAGCGAAGGCCCCGGCTGATACCGCTCCGACGCCCACCATGGCCTGTGAGAGCGAAAAAACGGCCTTGCCATCGCTGTCGATGCTCGCGCTGCGGAAGAAGATCGTGCTGTCCTGGCCGTTGTCTTCCTTCACGATGGCGAGATAGTTGCCGATTCGGCAATAGCCCAGGATCGGGACGCCCTCGATGCCTACGTCCGCATAGCCCAGATCGGGGAAATAGGTCGGATCGTTCAGCGCGCTGGTATAGTCCCGGTTCGGGCTGTCCGGATTGCCGGAGAGCACAACGCGGTCAGAGTTGCCCGCGCCGTACACCGTAATGATCGTGCATTTGTTGATGATGTCGGCATAGCCGGCCACCGTGACCGGGAACTGTACCACCAGACCGTCCGCGCTGCCTGCTCCCGGCGCTGCCGGCGGCGCGTTCATGGTGACTTTTCCGGTGGTACGATCCACGGAGAAGGCCGTCGTCTCCGTGCCCCACACCCAGCAGCGCACCGTCCCCGTCTGGTCGATGGGCGCGCTGTCCAGCTGGAACACTGTCGCGCTGCCGTCCGTCTGAAATGCGTTTTTCCGATACGGCGTCGCCATGTTCACGTCCTCGTAGGGCGTGCCGCCGCCTGTCGGCTCTCTGGTGATGATCGTCGTCGGGATGTAGGCGCTCTCGCCCAGCCCTGTGACCCGCGCCACGGTGTTGCCCTCGCAGCGGATCAGCTCGCCGCCGGTGACGATCCAGAGCTTCCCGGCCAGGCTGACAGAGCGGCTTTTTCCGTTGTGAAGCCCTGTCAGCCGCTCCACGGGCGCGTTTTCCGTTTCGTCCCAGGTGTAGAGCTTCGTCCCGGCATGAACATAGCGATAGCGCACGCCGCCGTAGACCATCGTGTGCAGGCCGTTGATCCTCTGCGCCGCGCCGCTCTCCGTGATCGTGTGCAGCGTCCGCCATCCGCAGCGCTTCTCCGGCATCCCGCCGGCGTCGGAGATCATGTTCGTGCAAAGCGGGCTCCGGCTCTTGTCTACCAGCGCCGGGTCCGTGCTGAAGTCCGCGCCACGGAATTTGTCATATGTGGTGCTTTTGATGCTTACCCTGGCATTTCTCGGCATGGCTTACCTCCCGCTGAACAGCACCTGCTGGAGCTGCGTACCGCCGGGCTTGTCCGGCGTCAGCAGCGCCAGGGCGTTCGCCCACTCGTTGCGCAGGGCCTGATAGTCCAGCACCAGATCGCTGATCAGCTGCTGACTCGCCACAAAGAACGGGCAGGCCTGCGCCGCGTCCTCCGCCACCTCGAAGACGTAGCTGTCCGGCGTGTCCGGCGTGATCGTCGTCGGATAGGCGAAATACTCGATCTCGATGGCCGCCAGGTCGGATGCTGGGATGATGAGCTTCCCGCCGCGCCAGTCATAGCGCTGCGTCCGCTCCCCGTTTCGGTAGATGCAGCAGAGCTTCCGGAAATCTGCCGGCATATCGTAGGCCGTCTGGCCGCTGACCCGCTCCAGCTCCACCAGCTTTCGGATTGGCTTCAGCGCGCAGACCTGCTTCTGCGCCGTGTCGAAAAAGTCGTTCATCTTGTTGTCGATGTCCGCGTCGGTTGTGATCGTCCCGCCGCTGGAGTATTCGTCCAGCAGCATCAAGACCTTGCGCTTGCCCTCTTCGAGCGTCATACAATCACCCCGTTCTGCTTCTTACCCGTCGGCGTCCGGCGTCTCCGGCTCCGGGACGCCGCACCACTGATCGCCCGCCTCGTCGTAGTAGAGCTCCGCGTGGGTGTCGATCTCGATGAACTTCTGGCCGTTTCCGCCCTTGATCCTCGTGGGCTTGGTGTCGGTGGACAGCCCGTAGTAGGTGAGGGGCTGCACATTCGTCGGTGTAATCATCGTTTTGGCCTCCTTTTTTTGATGTCCCTAATTACTGCAAGCGCCCCGCCCGGAAAACCGGGCGAGGCTTTTGCGTGGTGATTCCGCTCCCTTATGCGGGATTGGAGAAGATGATCTGGCGGGCGTCGCCCCAGCCGCAGCCGAAATCGACATAGGCCGTGTAGGCGTCCTTCAGCGGGTTGTCGAGCTGGTTCTGGAAGACGTTGGGCTCGGTGATGTACACCAGCTTCACGATCTCCTTCATCAGCACAGGGTCGCAGATGGCCCACTGCTTCTTGGTGAAGCCGTCCGCGCCGCCGCCGATAACCATGTACTGGAGATCGGCCACGGGGTTCGCCGCGTTGGTGTTGTCCGCCGGATTGTGCAGCGGGCGGTACTTGGCGTTCTCGCCGCAGATCTTCTTCGCCTCCGCCTCCAGCTCAGGGCTGACAAGCAGAAGATTGAAGTCCGCAGCCAGGGGAAGGCCATCGGGCGTGGTGAAGCGGCTGCCCTGGGCCTGCGCCGTGGTGATCGCGCTGACGCTCAGCGCGCTGGTGACGAGGTTGCTGTAGGTGCCGGCGTCCGGATCGGCCACATAGGTCCGCCCGGAGCTGCCCTTGCTGGCGTTGGGATGGCTGGCGCTCGCCCAGGCCATGCCGTCGCCGCCCTTGCAGTCGGCGTTGAAGGCATTGCCGAACATCCGCAGCAGGTGCAGATAGACGGTCATGGCCGCGCTGTCGCCCAGCTTCCGGCCCACCTTGGCGCACTCGCCGCTCTTGTCCACCTTGGCCTGCTTGTAGCCGATGATCTCCGTGCCGGCGTACTCGGCGGGCGTGATGATCGTCTTAAAGCCGCGGCGCTGGTGGATCTCGTTCAGATTGCTGCCGTCGTAGGCAGGCATCTCGCCGAAGCCGCCGGAGCCCGTCAGCTCGTAGTCGATGCTCTTGGCCTTGACCGTGCCGACGATGCTCAGAAACTTGTTGATGCGGTTTTTGTACGCATAGTCAAAGGCCGCGCCGACAAACTTGTAGTTGTCGGCCTTCCAGTTGGTGAAATCAGGCATTGTGTGTTCCTCCTCTTAGTCCTCGGCGCCCAGCGCGTGCAGGTGCGCCATCATGTTGACAAGGCCCAGCGCCTCGTCGCGGCCCACGACCTTCAGCGGCAGGGAAGCCGTCGCGGTCAGGATCAGCTTGCTGCGCCCGCTGTCGAGATTGCCCTTCTTGAAGCCGATGGGCGGGTAAATCTCGTACTTGTCGCCGGCGTAGGGCGTGCCGCCGCTGGCCTTGGTGAAGGTGCTGACGGTGCCGCTGCTGGTGTAGGCGTAGTCCGTGATCCTGTCGATCTTGCCGATGGGGTCGGTGTTGGTGCTGCCCTCCGCCTTCTCGATCAGCTTGATATAGCCGCCGTTGAAGTCGTCGTTGCTGAACGCGGCCAGCGTGCTCGCCGTCATGGTGGTGGCGCTGCCGCCGGTGGCCGCCACGACGGGGGCGGGGCACTGGAAGATCAGCGCCGGGTCGTCGTAGACCATGATCTTCGTGCCATTGGCTCTGGGATCAAGGCCGTCGGCGGCGCCCTTGTGGTTCTCCGCCGCGATGCCGAGGACCTGGCCGGTCTCGCCTGCGGACGCCGCAACAACCAGCCCTTCCGAGAGCTTCACGACCTGGCCGGCGCTGATTTCGGTGTTGTACGCGATGTCATACTCGCGGGCACTCTTCAGCACCTGGCCGTCTGCTTTCTGAAATGCTTTCATTTTGCGTTTTTCCTCCTGTTATCGTTCATAAAATTCTTTTTCGGTCATAGCCATTTCGGGGTGCTCCTCATTCCATTGTTTCAGCTCGGCGCGCTGCGCCGCTGTCAGCGTCACGGTGCCGCCCCCGCTGCCATGGCCGGTGGAGCGTGCCGCCTTGTCGTCGCTCTTCGCCGCCGCGCTCGCTGCGGCCTCGCCGACAAGCTCCACAAAGTCCCCGTAGAGGTCCGCCAGGTGCTCCTTGCCGTAGCGCGTCCCTGCAAACCTGCGAAACGCCGGGTTCGTGTCCAGCGCCGCGATGTCTACCTTGGGATAGCGCCGGCGGAAGTCCTCGATGTCCTCGCCGATGAACTTGTCCCGCTCCGCTTTCTGCCTCTTGGCTTCCTCGGCCTTCTTCGCTTCGGCGCGCTGCGCCCGCACGAAGGCCCGGTCCTCGTCGTCCTCCAGCACGTCCTGCGCTGTGCGGCCCGTCGCCTTTGCGCGCTTTTCGGCGTCGGCCCGGCGCAGGGCGCCGCTGTACTCTTCGAGGTCCTTCTTGCTGGTGAAATAGCTGCCGGGCTTCGCGGGGTTCGGAATCTGCATCGCGGCGATGTCCTCGTCGTTCTGCCGGCGCATCCGCTCCTCGGTGTCCTTCTCCGCTCTCCGGCGTGCTGCGGCCACCGCCGCATTGAACGCTCGCTGCTGATCGGCGTTATCAGCTCCGGGCTGCTCGCCCTGCCCTTCGCCCTGGGCTCCCGCTTCCGTTCCGTTTTGCAGGTCTACGTCTGCCTGCTCCCCGCCGCTCATTGTCGGGTTATATTCGTCCATTGTTTCCTCCGATCCGCCAGGAGACGGCCCCGGCGTCTCTGGCATTTTTACGCTCTTGCCGTGCGTGATAAAGGGCAGGGGAGAGGGCGTTTGCCCTCTCAGCCCGTCGGCGCGCCGGTGAAAGTGTGAGATTTTTCATCAACCGTGCCTTCTGTGCCCCGTGATACCACCCTACCACGCCGACCCCTTCTCTAAACATCAACATAAAAACGCCCGGAAACCGTTGCCGTGCAACAGCTTCCGGGCTTCGCCCATCGTTGCTTGTGAAAACTCTCCCGCGGAAATCAGCGCAAATAGCGTCCCTTCTGATGCTTCCATTTCTCCGCCAGCTTCTGGGGCCGCTCCACCGGCGTCACCCGGACCTCATAGCTCTGCTGGCTCCGGGCGAAATGGCAGATCGCCGCCGCCATCACAAGGTCGTCGTGCTCTCCGGTCACGGCCTGCGGCTTTCCGTCCCGGTCATACTGAAAGCGCAGCATCTGCTCCAGCGTCCACCGGCTTTTGACGGCCTCCGGCGTCTCCGCCATGACGGTGCGCAGCCCCGCCAGGATCAGAGGCCGCGTCCTGGTATCGGTGCGGAAGCCGTAGGCGCTGACGTAGCTCTTGGCAATCTCGTCATATCGCTGCCGCTGGTACAGGTTCGGATAGCCCCATTGCTCCAGCATCTGCTCCGGGTAACTGCTGTAATTGATCTCCATGGCGATCAGCGCCGCGTTGTAGTGCATCCCCAGGCACCACAGCTGCCGGGTGAAAAGAATCTCGCTTTGCGGGTTCTCATACTCCGCCACCTGCGCGCCCGTCGTGTTGTCGATGACGTGGATGGTGAAGCGGTCCGTGCCGTCTCCGGCGGTGTCCGCGCCGATGACGTAGGGGACGCCCCGCTCCGGCCCGCTCCAGATGCGCAGGAAGCCCCGCGCCGGGTCGTCGATCCAGGTGAATGTCTCCGGCCTTCCGCTCTCCGCCTCCTGATACTCAAAAAAGCCGATCCGCTCCGGCGCCGGCGCCGTGCCTGCCAGCAGCATCACCCGCTCGTTGTCGAAGTACGGGCGGCCCGTCGTCAGAAACGCCTCCTCCGGGAAAGTCGGGTATTCCTGCCGGAACAGCGCCTCGTCCCCGGCGCAGTCGTTGCGGATCGTCCAGCGCCGCCAGCTCAGCTGCTCCGGCGTCAGCCCCACCCGCTCCATCAATTCCCGCTCGAAGTCCGTCCACTCCGTCCCATGCTCCACGGGCCGGCTGTAGTCCGGGTCCAGATACCAGGGCAGAAACACCGCCCGGAAGTCGTTGCGGCCCGCCACGGCGTCGTCCCAGAAGTCCTTGAACTCGCCGAGGCCGTTGGCCGTCGTCTCGTAGATCACGCAGCTGTCCGGCGTCTTCGGCACGGCGGCCATGAGCGCGATGTGCGTGCTGCGGAAGTTCGGCCAGAAGGCACACTCCGAGCCGTGGACGTTCCGGAAGGTGAAGCCGCGCCCGCCGCCCTTGCCGCCTGCGGTGATGCATCGGATGCGGCTGCGCAGACCGGGATTGCGCTCTTTCTCCCGCGGGTCCTTCGTCGGGTTCTCGAACAGCAGCTCCTGGGCGTTGCTTGCCTTCTTCATCGGCTGGAGCTGCGCCGGGAGATTGTCATAAAACAGCTTGTTCATCTCGAACAGGTGGCGCGTCGCGTCGTCCTCGTGGGCGATGATAAGCGTGGAGGCGTTCTCCGTGACGGCGCTGTCCGCGAAGAAGATGCCCTCGATCATCGTGCTGCAGCCCAGCTGTCGGCCTTTGAGCACGACGATCCGGACTGGCTTGCCCTTGGCGTGCTCCTCCCGGATGATCTCATACAGCTGCGTCTGGGCCGGCTTGAAGCGCAGCCCCACCAGCTCCTGCCGCTTGTCGATGATTTTCAGAAAATGCTCGCAGTATTCACGCGGATTGCGCAGGTTAATCAAAATTCACGCCCCCCGTCGGAAAACGAGCGCAGAAACTCCTCTACGCCCGCCTGCGTCTCCGGATCGGCGGAGAGCTCTGTGCGGTTCTTCCACTTCTCCGGCGCCCGGTTCGTCAGCCAGAACTTGATCGCGTTGGTGTCCGCCGGGACGTAGACCTCCTCCTCCACGATCTCGACGTGCTCCTCCTCCCGGATGCGCCGCCCTGTCTCGTCGCTGTAGACGACGGCCTTGACCTTGAAGCCCTTGCGCACGGTCTTGATGCCGCCCATGCACCGTTCCAGCAGGGAAGCCTCCACGGCCCGGTTGTTCTCCTGGGCCAGTGCGCCGGATCGGCCCGCCGTGATCGCGTTCTCGATCTCGTCATGCTGCGCCCTCCAGCGGTAGAACGTCGAAGCGGCCACGCCCATGCCGGCGATCATTTCCTCGTCGGTCTTGGACGCAGCCCAGTCCTCGATTTTCGCAAGCCCCTCCGGGGTCATCCATTGCGCCAGCTTGCCTTTTCCCATGTCAGCCCCCCCATTCCGCATAAAACGCCCGGCGCAGGCGGTCCAGCGTGGCGTCGGATATGAAGTGCCTGTCGCAGCACTCCCGCCATGAGATGCGCGTCGTCATCCAGGCGAGGATCGCCCGGCGCTTCATGCCATCCCCGCCGCCGATCCGTGTGCAGATTGCCCGGATGCGGGCCTGCACATCCTCCGGCTGGCGTCGGTATGTCTGGCAGGTGAACCAGATCGCGCCCTGCTGCTCATAGCTCAGCGGCACGGATCGCATATACTTGAATCGCTTTCCCATGTGCTACTCCCTCTTTCTCAGCACCGCGTAGGTGTACCAGCCTCGGTTCAGCTCGTTCTTGATGCCCTCGCAGCTGACGCACTCCCAGCCCGGGTAGAGCTCCTCGAAGATGTTAAAGCCCAGGCCCTGCTCCGCTGCCTCGCCCAGCGCGTCGGCGGCCTCCATGTCGAAACGTCCGTCGACAACCTCCTCTTCCGGGCGGATGCAGTTCTTTGAACAGCTCCAGCGCCGGTAGGTGTCCCGCAGCGGCTTCCCCTGGCCTGCGATGTAGGCAGCGAGGCCGTCAAGGCCGTCGCCCTCGAATTGCAGGCGCCTGGAATTGCAGCGCCCGTTTCCCCAAAGCTCCTCGATCTCGTCGCGGTCCATGCCGCCGGTGAGGAACAGGTGATGGTGGACGCGCCCGCTCTCCTTGCCCCGTTCCGTGCGCTTGATGTATTTCAGTTCGATCCCCAGCTTCTTGTAGCGCCGGCGCAGCTTCTTGATGAAGTTGTCCAGCAGCCGCTCGGCGTCGGCGATGGTCTCCGGCTCGTCGGCATAGGTCAGATGCAGCGCCAGGTCCTTCTGCGTGAAGTTGAGATATGCGATCCGCGTCAGAGCGAGCCGGCTGTTTCGCTCGTTGATCCGCTTCTGTATCTCTGAACTCTCCCGGCACCGGCTTCTTCGGACCCCCGGCGGCTGAAATACCGGATAGACCATGACCTCCATGCGAGGGCCGGAGACGATGATCCGCTCCCGTGTGAACAATCTGCCTTTGTATTTCCGCATAGCAGCCTCCGCCTTTTATCTGTACCCGCGCACGCGCCTCGGTGCGCATTGCGCGTTGTCGTCTCCGATTTCTCTCTTTTCTCCAAATTGAAGGCGTCCAGAGCGCCGTCTGCCCTCTGCCCGCACGAGCCCGCAGGAAGGGCAGGGCACCCCTGCCATGTCTCGCCCTGTGGGCTGCGCGTCCCTACTACTAATATTCGTTACGAGGACGAAAACCGCGTGCGCGCACGCGATTTATATATAAGTGTCTGATTTCTCACCCTGCGCCGGGAAGGCCGCGGCCCTCCCGGCGTACCGTCAAAAATCAGCGGAAGATCACCCGAAGATGATCTGGTCGATATGCGCCAGCATCCCGCGCAGCATGGCCGCCTTGTCTGCCACGATCAGGCAGGCGCTGTTCAGATCAACCGGCGTCGGCGCCGGGACGTCGCTCCGCTTTTCCTGCGGGATTTGAATTTTGTCGATGATCTGCTGGGCAATATGCAGCGCTTCCGCCAGCGCCTCGTCCGCTCTGGCCAGCCTGTCCTTCACAGCCTCGGAACGATTCGCAATCGCCACGCCGTCGCTTTTGCACATCGCGGCGTTAGCTTCTCCGATATACATTGTTTATTCCTCCGTTTCCTCAATTCTTTTCTGCCGGATCTCCCTTGCCCGGCGGAACATCGCCTGCATCCGGTAGATCAGCGGCGCGCCGTCCATGCCGGCGCTGTTTCTGGCCCGCTTGATGGTGTAGCGCCGCTCGCCACGCATGGCGCTGGCATGGCGGGCGTAGCTCCGGCAGCTCCGCGCCCGATGGTTCGCCGCGCTGCTCATAGGCTCGCCTCCGCCTTCTGTGCGATGGCTGCGACGTGCATCCACGCCATGGCGGACCGGCGCGCCACGCGCTCGATCTCCTTCATGTAGGCCGCCGTGGTGGTGGCGTCCTCCTCCTTGACCGCTTCCCACAGGGACTTGATCGCGTCCTTCAGGTCCTTCTCCACCGCCGTCTTTTTCTCCAGCGCCACGGTGAGGACGCCGTAGCTCTCGAAGCCGCTGTTGTACCGCTCTCCGGTGTCGAATGAGATCCGCTCCCGCTCCGCCGCGATGCAGCGCACCGTGTCCACGTCCAGCGATCCGGTGTTTTTCCGCTCCTGGCTCGCTTCGTCCGGCTCTCCCGGTCCTCCCCCGATCACGAACTCCGTCTCCTGCGCTTCGGCTTCGGCCTGCTCGATCATGTTTTTCTCGTCCATTGTCTGATCTCCTTTTTCAGTATTCGGCGGCGCCGGTGTCGAGCCGGCAGCGAGGAGCTTGGCCGTCCCTCGCTGTGACCGCACGCCGCCCGCGAGGCCCTGCCAGAATTGCACTGGGGCCGTCCGGCTGCCGTGTACCCCAGGCACGGCGCACCGGACGGAGCTGCTATTGCTTACGGGCGCAGCTTATATACAAATGAAGGAGGGGCCGGCCCCGGCCTGACGAATGACCGGGTATGGGCCGCCGGCCCTGGGATGCCGCCGATTAACCGCTCGACGGCTCAGAAGCGTGTCGGTCTATCTCCCGTCGATGAAAAAGCGCATCCGCTCCGGCAGGTGCCCAGTCTCCCGCTCATGCAGCAGGCAGACCCGGCACACGTCCTTCCCGTCGCGCTTCCCCCATCCGTCGCGCCGCATGGCCGCCTCGGCGTCCTCGGTGCTGTGCTCCGCTGGAAGCAGATGCCCGCAGCAGTCGCACTCCGGGAGAAAGTATTCATAATAGCGCACGATCACGGGGAGCCTCCGCATAGCGCCACCAGTATCCGCAAGATTGGCCGCCCCTGTGGAGCGCGGCGCATATCTTCGTGGGCGTCCCGCCCTTGGTGCAGCGCGCAGCCTCCCCGATGGAGGGGAAGGTCTGCTCCGCTCCGTATATGTCCCGGCGGATCACCGCCCGCCATGGCCTGCCCCGTGGGCGAGAAAAGCCGCACAGGTCTCTCCATCGCATGATGGTGGCGCTGGCTGCCCGGTATCGCTTCATCAGCTCGTCGATCCGCTCCTCGACGTGATCCTCAAAGTCCGCCGGCATGGATCGGTAGTTGTAGCAGCTCATGGCCCCTCCTTCCTGGTCGTCAGCTCCTGAATGTCGTCAGATGCGTCGTTTAATAACTGCGCCATGCAGGCCGCACACGGCGAGAAGCGAGTGCTGTATGGGCATCCCTCGCACCCTTTAGCCGACGGATCGGCGCACTGTCGCAGCGCGTTAATGACCTTCAAATGGTCAAGCATCGGATCGCTCCTTTCGTTTTGAGCAGCCGTCCACGTCCAGATCGACGGCGCCCAGCTTCGGGCAATACCAAAAGGCGCCGCACTCATGCAGCCGGACGTGTTTGCAGCCCCGACAATGGGGCAGCTGATTTGCCCGCAGTCGCCCGTTCTCCAGGATCAGCCGCCGCACTTCCGCGTCGCTCATGCCTTGCCCTCCAGTGCCAGCTCTTCCTTTGCTTTCTGTAGGAAATACGCACGGATGCACCTGGCGCACTTCCGCTCCGTTGGCGCCTCACATACCGGCCCGATAGCCGAAACACAGAAGCCCGCCCGGAAGAAGCACTCCGACGCGATCCGCAGCGCCCGGCGATATACCCGCTTTCTCACGCGTCCGCCTCCAGTCCCAGCCACCAGGCGATCCGTTTCTGCTCGTCTTGATAAAGCTCCGGCGCCGCGCAGACCGACGCCGCGCAGTCCTTCGCTTTACACTTGTCGCAGTATGCCCGTTGAAAGGCGTTGTCCCACGGTCCCTCCAGAACCGCCATACCGGCCAGCAGCTCCGCCAGCGCCTCCGGCGCCGCCGTGGTCTTCTCGAAATTCGTCATTTTTCCGATACCTCCACATAGCACCAGCTCTGCGGAGGCCGCTCCAGCCCGAAGGCTGACAGCGGAAGCGGCTCCGCAAACTCCACCGCCGAGGACACGCCCCACAGTCTGAAATCCCCGTCGCGGCCCGGCCCGTATTCAATGATCTCGTCCTCGTCCAATCCGATTTGATACTGAGCTACGATCTCGGGAGCGTCCCACCTTGCGATCTGGCCGAGCCAATATGTGCCCGTGACGGCCTTCGCCTCCGGCTCATAGATGTAAACCGGGCGCCGGGGCTGTGCCAGAAACGCCTTGTTGCGCGGTTCCGTCTTTCGCAGCTCCCAGCGCTTGGTATTCTGATAGATCAGCTCCGCCCACTTGTGGTGGATGCTCTGCACGATGCCGATCATGCGCTCCACCCGGCCAGCACGGCCTTGACCGCCGCGGCGCATTTCTCCCGCTGCTCCTCCGGTACTGCGACCAGCGCCGTCTGCATGGCGGCATAGCTTTCCTGCCATTCTTGGAAGCGCAGGCGGAAGGTCACCATGTCCCCGCCGCTGAGGATCAGCCGCTTCCGCAGCTCCTCGACGGTGCCGCGCAGCTGCTCCGCCTCGGCCTTGTCCTCGGCGCCGGCGGCTGCCAGCTTTGCCTCGGCGGCTTTCAGCTTCTCCTGGAGCTCGTTCCGCTCCGCTGCGGCCTTCTCCTCAGCCTCCTTGGCCTTGGCCTCGGCGGCAGCGCGGGCCTCGTCCGCAGCCTTGGCCAGCTCTGCTGCCCGCTTTTCGATCTCCGCCTGGTCCGGCTCCTGGACGGCGACCTCGACAGGCCGGGCTTCCAGCTCCTGAATGCGGGCCTTGAGGGCTCTCTCGTTTTCCGTTGCTTGGTCATCAGCCGCCCGGACATCTTCCTGCGCGGCTTTCAGCCGCTGCCGGAGGTCCGTAATCTGTTTATCAGAGTCCGAGAGCGTCTTTTGCGTGTCCTTCAGCCTCGCTTCCGTGTTCTGGAGCGCCTTTTTTGCCTCGTCCCGCTCCCGGATCGCCTGCTCCAGCTCCCGGCTGCTCAGATGCTCCGCATCCACCTCCAGAGCGAATTCTTCCCGCTCCTCTTCGGGCACCGCTAAAAGCCGCAAAGCATTGGAAACGCTTAAATTATTCAGCGTTGAATACTTTGTTTCCGCTCCGAACAAATTGCCCTGGTCAGCTCCGTACTCGGCATAAATCCGCATGAGGCGGCTGGCCGTCGGCTGGGAATACTCCGTTTCCCGTTTCAGCCACTCCAGCCACTCTCCGTGTGCGACCAGCCCCTTCGCTTCGGTCAGTCGTCTGCCGATCTCGACGGCATACCACACCGTCAGATACTTCGCTGCCGCGGTCAGATTGCGCACTTCCGCGCCCACGACCTCCGGCGTCCGCTCCTTCGTCATTGCCCCCGCCGGGTTGGCCGGCGTCATGTAAGTCTCGTTCATGCTGCACTCTCCTTCTTAGATTTCGGGACAATGGGCGTCCCGTCTTTTTTTCGTCTGCTGCCGTGCTTCCACCACTCGATCCAGGGATCAAGGAAGTCCCGATATTTCTCCCGCGGGTCCGGGGCGAAGCGCCCCTCGGTGGTGTGGATTCCCTCATTTCGGAAGCCGTGGATTTGCCGCAGCTCGCCGTCCAGGATTTCGATTGTGAGCCAGGGCTTGCCCGGCGTCCTTGCCTTTCGCATGAAAAGGATGGTGGTTTTGCCCTCAGCGTGCCGCTGCGCGTAGCCGGCGACACAGTGCTTCAGGACGCGGCCCTCTTCGATGATCTCCTCCTCGTTGGCCGGGACGATGATCTGATAGCCGTCGGCGCTGTAGCTGTATTTCCGCTCCAGCTTTTTGCGCCGCTCCTCGTAGGTTTTCCCGCGCAGCCGGCGTTCCTCGGCCTCCTGTTTCTGCCGTTCCGCTTTCTGTTGGCGCCATGCCGCCTCCCGGCGCTCCCGTTCCTCCGCAAGCCGCCGGTTGCGTTCCTCCACCATGGCGTCGTGCCTCTCCTTCAGATCCGCTGGCATAAGCACATCGCTCCGGTACAGCGCCAGGCCCTGCCTTTCTGCCATGTCAACGTAGTCCGTCCAGGCCATGGCCGCCTGTCCGATATGACAGTGCCACTGATCGTCGAGGTATCGGTAGAGGCGCAGCGGGGAAACGCCCCAGCGCTTCGCGTGCCGCGCTGCCGATAAATACGTGCCGATGAAGTCGTGGACCTCCGCCGCCTCCTCCATGCTGGCCCGCTCCCCGCGCTTGTGCAGCGTCCGCCAAAGCTCCAGCGCGCCGATGTCGCGCTTGTTCTCCGGCGTGGCCCGCAGGAAGTCCCGCAGCGCCTCCGGCGGCACTTTGAAGGCCCGGCGCGTGTCCTCGGCTTTCCAGTCCAGGACGGCGGCGTGCTTCACGCCTCGCTTCGCCAGATCATAGACCACCTGCGCCATGCCGGCCTTCATAAGCATTTCGACCTTCCGTGGATAGACGTGCGCCAGGTGCAGAAATTTCATCACCTCGTTGTAGTGCGGGACCCATTTCTCCGCGCAGCAGTATCGGATCGGTGATTTTCCGATGGCGTCCGCTCCGACGACGCTGTAGCCTGTGCCCTCGTCGAAGTTGAAGGTGAAGGGCTCGTCCACGGTTTTCTTGTCAAAGTCCGCGTAGGCATCGCGCCGCAGCGCGCGCCAGTCGCCGTACCAATATCCCCGGAAGGCGCTCTCCACGGCCTCCTTGCCGAAACGATACACCGCCCGCTCCAGGACCTCCGGCGCCGCGGTCAGGCCGTACTCTATGCTCGCGTAGTTCTTCTTCGCCCATGCGCACACGGCCCACAGCGCCCGCCCGTCCCATCGCAGCAGCGCGAAGCGCCGCCACTGTTCCAGGTTCTCCCGGCGTCCGGTATAGCGCAGGTCCTTCACGGTCCCCATGCGTCCGCAGAACGGGCAGGCTGTTTGATTCTTCCCGTAGGTATTGTGCCAGTAGCCCCGCGGCTCCGGGACGTGCTTTTCCATCCAGATCGGCGCGTCCTCCGGAAGCGTCTCGTGCCGGCGGCAGCAGGTGGTCCAGACCTCGCCCGTGCTCTTCCGGCGGAAGATGTAGCTGTCGAAAAGGCCGTTGATCTCCTCCACGTCGCGCTTGCGCAGCGCCGGCACTCTCCGCAGAAAGTCCTCGGTGTTCTTTTCCATGCCCGGCGCCTCCTCAGAAGAAGTCGCTCAGGTCGATGATCGGCCCGGCCTTCGGTGTCTCCGTCGCGCCGTTGTCCACGCTCGCGCAGAGGTCGATCCGCAGCTCGCAATGGATCCCCGCTCCGGGAAAATAGAACTTGACAGCGGCGCCCCATGCCTCCAGATCGCTCAGCGCGTTGCCCTTGACGCACTTGGCGACGGCCTTCATGCAGTCCTCGAAGCTCCCGCCCTGGACCACAGCCTGGGCGAACTCGTCATCCTGCCGGCAGAACTCCGTCAGCGCGTCGCATACGCTTTCCTTCATAGCCTCGGCATATCGGTCCATTTTTCGGGCCTTGCATCCGAAGTCCAGCTTTTTCTTTGCTTCCTCGTAAAATCCCATAGTGTTCGCTCCTTTCGTATGTTCAGAGGGCCGTCACGCCCTCCGTTTTGCCATTTCGTCCAGCAGTCCCCGCTCCCGCTCCGAGAGCTCCCACACCTTCGCGCTGGCCTGCTCCGCTGCCGCCTGTTCTGCCGCTGCCGCCTGTTCTGCCGCTGCCCGTTCTGCCGCTGCCCGTTCTGCCGCTGCCTCGCGTGTCAGAAGGAACCCGCCGCCGAAGATCGCCTTGCCGACGGCTTTCTGCGCGTCCAGCGCCCCGGCATAAAACGCCGCCTCGCGTCCGATGTTCAGCTCCGCGCCGTACCGGCTCAGCTTCTGCATCGCCGCCGCGGTGATTACCGCGTCCGGATAGGTGTATTTCGGCAGCTCCGCCACGGTCCGCCGCTCCCGCAGCGCCCTGGCGTTGGCCGCCTTGACCGTCGCGTGCAGCTTCGGCGCCGTCCGCAGGCGCATCGGGTCCAGGTTCGTGACAAAGCTCGTGGGTACCACCGCTCCGTTTTCATAGGTCACGTCGACGCCGGTGCCGATATAGCAGACCGGGCACTCCGTGGCCGTGAACAGCGTCAGCGCCGGCGCAAAGAGGAAAAACCGGACGCCGATCTTCGTATAGTGCCGGATGATTTTGCTCAGCAGGGAAAAGGGCGGATTGTCCACGACCACCCCCCCTTCGGGGTAGGGGAACGTCATAAAGTCCAGCTCCGGAAAGAAGGGACGCACGAAGCGCCCCGGCTCCACGCCGTACTCCTGCGTCACCCATTCCGCCACTGCATCATAGACCAGCGCCGGCGTATAGCAGTCGTCGGTGGTCTTTTTCGGCTTGAACTTTTCGACAAAAGCCGTATATTCCGCGTTGTCGTCGAAGAGCGACGTCTGCTGCCGTTCATCCATAGGAAACACCCAGCGCGTCGAAGGCGCCGCCTAAGATCGTGCAGATCAGCCGGATCGCTATGCACAGCAGCAGCAGCACCAGCGCGTCCTCTATAGCGCGCACGATCAGGCCGCGCCAGTATCTCTTATTGAACTCGTAGGCGTCCGCGATCACGCAGAGCACGCGCCGCACCCAGTACATCATGCTTTCTTGTCTCCTCTCGCCTTGTCAGCCATCCGGGCCTTGCAGGCCCCGCGATACTCCTTCGGCCTCACCACCGGCAGCGTCTGATCGCACTCCCACACTCGCGCCGTCCGTATAATTTCATCCAGATCAACGCCCCAGTATTCCGCCGCATTCTTCAGCGCCGCTAAGTTGGAGATATGCGGCACCACCACGCTGCCATACAGGGGATGCTCCACTCGGCTCTTGCCCCGGGCTGTCCATCGCATTTCTCGCGCCCGCTTCTCCCCCAGGGCAGACCGTAATTTCAGCTCGTCCATCGCTCAAAAAGGCAGGTCCGGCCCGTCCACCAGCCGGAACGCACTGCGCGTCTGTGGCCGGTTGGGAAAGTATTCGTCCAGGATCGCCTCGACCCGGCTCTTTGCGCCCGCGCCGGCGCTCCGCTCCGCGGCCTCCGGCGCCGTGTGCCGCACCTCCGCCTTCGGGACAACAATCAGCCGTCGGGTCTCTTCCTCGCTGAGCTCGCTCTTGCCGAAGCGGGAGATCCATTCCTCCCGGCTCCAGCCATAGCGCAGCATCGCGGCGCGCTGGGCGTCCTTGCGCAGCTCCCGGTTGGCCTCGCCGTTGGCGTGGACGCTGCCCGGTCCTTCATGGCAGCCGAAGTGATGCAGCTCCACCCACAGCCCGTACTCCTTGCTTTTCTCCCGGTTGGCCGCGCCCCAGGGCTCGTGGCGGTCCATCTTCTCCCGGCCCGCCGGCTTCCCGCAGAGATAGCAGCAGCAGTGCCCCGGCTGCATCGGCTGCATGATGCTGGGCGCATAGCCTGCGCGATCCAGCGCCGCTCCGAACTCGTTGACCTTCATGTTGTGCTCCTCCGTTCTCGTCGTTTGTGGTTATCCGGCCACCGCAGGACGGCGGCCACGGTTCCGCAGGGCCCTCTGAAATGCCTCCTGGCCCAGCTCCGCGTTGTACGTCGGGCGGGCGTTCTCGTCCAGCGTCCCGTCCGCTCCGCGCTTCAGCTCGGTGTAGATCGTCGCGTTTGCGACGCCGAAATCCTTGGCGATCTGTACCGCGCCATCGCCCTGCGCCCAGCGCCGCTCCAGCTCTTTCCGCTCCGGAAGCGTCAAGCTCTTACTTCTCGACATTCGTTCACCCCATTTCTGGCTTCAAAGAAGAAAAAAATAATGCAGAAAATGACATAAAATCATTTCTGCATTTAATGTAAATCTTCGCACGTGAAAAGTCAAGAGAAAAATGCAGAAATCTCGATAAAAAATTAAAATACCGCTAAAGCCCGCCGCAGCCCTGCCGCTTCCAGGTACGCCCGGAACAGCTCGCCGGCACTCTGAAAGCCCAGAATTTCCCGCGGGTAGTTGTTGATCCAGTCCTGTATCTCCCGGACGGTCCGGTGTGTTAAGTTTTTGAAGCTGGTCCCCTTCGGCAGCCATCGCCGGATCAGCCGGTTGCAGTTTTCGTTGCTGCCTCGCTCGTAGCTGCTATATGGATGACAATAATATAACTGCGTCCGGGCGCCCGCGCGCAGGCAGCTCTTTTCTATCCTCTGGCAGTCCGCGAACTCGCTGCCGTTGTCCACGGTGATCGTCTTGAATACCTCGCCGAAGGTCTCGGCCCCCATCTTCCGCTCCAGATTGTTCAGCACGCGGACAACGCTCTCCGTCGTTCCGTCCGGCACCAGGAAGATCAGCTCCTGCCGCAGCGTCCGCTCCGTCATCACCAGCAGCCGCTTGTTGCTCCCTCGGGCAGAGACCACGCTGTCCATCTCCCAGTGTCCCGGCTCCGCTCTGTCCATGATGTCGGCGGGCCGCTCCTCGATGCTGGCGCCGCGTGGAAGCCTGGCCTCCCGTACCTTCCGATAGCCCGTCTTTCTGGCTCCTCGCATTGGTAGGTCCTTATTTGTCAGCCTGGCAAAGACGCCCTTCGTGATGTATGAGTACAGCGTCCACTCGCTGATCGTGACGGAAAACTCCCGGCCTTCGGTCTTGATCGCGCCCAGGGCTGCCGCCGGCGAATAGTGTGCGTTCAGCATCTTATCCTCCAGGAACGCAGCCAGCTCGTGATCGTTCCCGATCTTTAAGTCCGGCCCCTTTGCCGCCAGGTATTCCTCATATTTTCGCTGAGCCGTTTCCGCACAGTAGACGTCGATATATTCCAGCTCGCTCGTGACCTGCCGCGTCTGGCCGCGCTTGATCTCTCGGTATATCGTGCTGTTGTGGACGTGCAGCGCGTCGGAGATTTCTTTCACGGTATGGCCTTCCCGCAGCATATTCTCAATTTTTAGCCGGTTCTTCCAGCTCAGGTGTGAAAAGCACCTGCTGCCCATGTCTTGCCGCCCCTTTCTTCTGTTTTCTGTGTTTTTCTGTGTAATTTATTATTACAAAAAACAGGCAGGCAGGCAAGCCCCCACATATTGTGAGACGAAGACGCCGCAGGCACAACAGCCCGCGGCGTCTATTCGTTTTCTGTCAGCCAGTCCAGCGTCACCCGGAACACCTTGGCGAAGGCGGCCAGCTCGTAGTCCGTCACAAGCCTGTCGCCCGTTTCGATTTTGCTGATTGCTTCCCGCTCGATCACCACGCCCTCCACCTGCATCCGGGCAGCCAGCTCCTGCTGCGTCATGCGCCGGGCCGTGCGGGCCTGGTGTATTCGTTCCCCGGAGATATTCTTTCCGCCCTCGAAGTCGTTGATTTTCATGCCAGACCCTCCGTTTCGCTCTTGACATTATCACTTTTTCCGCGTTATTCTGTAATAAAGGATTACAAGATGTAAATTTTCTTTACAAGTTGGAGGGCTTCAAAGTGTTTCGGGTTAAGGTTTTCCGGCTTGGCGCGCTTGTCCTGACGTTCGTCCTGCTGTTCTCCGCCTGCAACGGTGGAACGCGGCGGACCTTCACCGCCAGCGCCGGCCAGGTCTTCACAGTCACGACAGAGCACGCACGGCCAGAGGGGGCGACGCCATGAAAAAAGCACCCAGTATCATCGGCATCATCATCGCCGTTGTGATCCTGCTGGCTATAATCAGCCATGGCAACAGCAGGGAAAAAGAAGCCTATAACGAAGGCTATAGCGCCGGGCATGAAGAAGGCTACGACGAAGGCTATGACAGCAGCGAGGCCCGCCATGCCGATGATTATGAAAACGGCTACAGCTCCGGCCTTGTCGATGGGCGTGATATAGGATTTGAAAGCGGCTACAGCGAAGGCCATGGCGAAGGCTACGACGAGGGCTATAAAGAAGGGGAGGAAGTCGGATATAAAGCCGGATATAGAAACGGGCATGTTGACGGCTGGATGGAAGGATATGCCGAAAGAGACGGCGAAGATATGGATGACTAAACGAGGCCAGGGCGCGCTGCCCTGGCCTCTCTTTGCTTATGAGGGATAATACTCGGTTCTCAGCGCCAGCCGGTTCCACCACGGACAGTCCGCGAAGCCCTTGTCGGTCAGATTGGAATTGTACCCAGCGGCGACATAGAGCGCCGTCTTCTGATCGTCCAGCAGGGGAAGGGCGTCGATATATTCGATCACCTGCTTCTTCCGGGACACCACGGTCTTCCCGCTGTCGTTGTTGATATTGTGGAAGTCCGCCAGGCTCTCAGAATACTTGGCATAGTCCCCGACATCCATCCAGTCGCAGTATTTTTCATACGTCGCCCGCTGGCTGTCGCTCATGTAGTAATATGCCTCATAGTCTCTGCCGGTGTAGTCCGTGTCCCAGATCGGCGGCTCGTCTACCTTGTAGCCCAGTGCCTCCATGATCTGCGTCTTCTGCTTCGGCGTCAGGTCCATCTTGTTGACGCCCTGCATGACCTCCAGCTTCTTGCTGCCGCTGACCGTCTCTCCGTTGACCTTCTTGCCCTTGGCCTCGGCGTCGATCTCCATGGCGTCGGCGTAGTCCGTGAGGCTCATAAAGCCCTTGACCTTCTGATAGCCGTCCACGTCATAGCCCATACTGTCCAGCAGCGTCAGCTTCTTGCTTTCGTCCAGGTCCAGCGTATCAACGCCGCGGATCACGTCGATCTTCTTGCCGTCCTCCTTCGCGCCGACCTTCAAGCCCTCCACATATTCGCCCAGCTCCATGCCGGACGCCTGGTAGCCCTTGTATTGGCTTTCCGTCATAAAGGCGCTGGCGGCCTTGTCGATGCTCTCCGGCGGCAGATCAAGGCCGGCGATTGTTTCGAGCTTCTTCCACTTGTTCTTCTCGCCCATGATGCCGTCCACGGCGTCCGCTACGGTGAAGATTTCGCCGTCCTGCAGCCCGGTTGCCTTTAGTGTGTCGTACAGGCTGCTGACGTCCAGCTCCTCCTTGACGGCGCGCAGCGCGTCACCGTGAAAGCGGTCATCCTCCACCCAGGCCGCGAACTCCGCAGGCGACAGCGCCGCCTTCATGGCGAAGGCGCGCATGATCGAGGGGACCGACGCGCCAGCGCGGCGCATATTCATCACCTTGTCGGCGTAGGTTCCGGCATACTCGTCGCTGACGGTTCGCTTGGCGACGTCTCCG